ATGTATGCACCATCATGCGTTAAGATAAGTGAACTAGGTACTACTGATAGACGGATACATCATCAAATTGTGTGGAAACATGCAGTGCCAAAAATAATTGACGAAGTACATCGTAAACCAAGAGTTTTATCACGTATTACAAGCACTGTGCAATCTAAGTAAGTACTAACAAAGACATAAATGGCAAAAACCCACGAATTCCATAACCAGCATTTGCTTTCTGCTTGTCCGCCAGACGTGGATGTAACTGAGTGGAACGAGTTTAGAAACATGATGGCTGGTGCTTCTGATTTGAAAGAATACAGCCACCCTTTACAAATTGATGTTGAACTAAATGCTGGTTGCAATATGGCGTGCCCATTTTGTGTTCACGGATACCAAAAGATTGCAGACAATAGACTGGACCGTAAAAAGTTTGAAAAGGTTTTGCAGGAAGCTGTCAGCATTGGGGTGAAGTCGGTCAAATTTAACTACATCAATGAACCGATGTTACGAAAAGACCTTGAAGAAATCATCCGCTGGACACGAGATCAAGGCATCATAAACATCTACATGGTGACAAATGGGACGTTGTTAACACCCAAGCGTAGACAATCACTTATGCAATCTGGCTTGACAAAGTTGTTTGTTTCGTTAGATGCTGTAACCGAGGAAACCTATAACAAGCAACGATTGTCTGGTCAATTCAACAAAGTGGTGGCAAATGTTTTGGCTTTTATCAAAGAGCGTAATGAGTCAGGACAGCAATTCCCACTTGTTCGTGTGAGTTTTTTAAAGAATCAGATCAATAAGCATGAGGAAAATCAATTCCGTGAGTTTTGGCAAAACAAGGCAGATTTGATTGCATTCCAAAAGATGAACGAAATACCAGATCAAAAGACAAGTCTCACTATTGCTGATGTGGAAATGCCAACCAAAGGATGTGATCTGCCTTTTAAGCAACTTGTGATTGATGATGATGGAGAGATATTGCCATGCTGTAAATTGGCTGGGAAGAAACTACCAATAGGCAACATTAATACGATGACATTACAACAGGCATGGGATTCTACTAAGATGAAATACTTGCGAAAAATCCACAGTACTGATGAATGGCATAATCACGCCATATGTCGTAACTGCATGTGCAACGACTAAACAACGCAGTAAATCAACCTTTCGCGGAGGTTACTTATGAAAAAAATCACTGAAAATTCCACCCAACTGCCTAAAAAAGAGGCAGATAGGCCAAAACAGAACGGTGGGGCACGAGAAGGTAGTGGTAGAAAACCCTTTGTACCTACTGATGCCGAGCGCAGACAAGTTGAGGCAATGTCGGGTTATGGTGTGCCCTTTGAGCAAATAGCCGCTTTGACCCGTGATGGCATTGACATTGACACACTCAGAAAATACTTTAAGTCTGAACTTGTCAACGGCAAAGCCAAAGCAAATGCACAAGTTGGCAAAGGAATTTTCCAAAAAGCGATGGCTGGTGATACAACAGCACAAATTTGGTGGTCAAAATCTCAAATGGGCTGGAGAGAAACCCAACGCCATGAACTGACTGGGGCAGATGGTCAGCCACTTGAATTCGCCAAGATCGAACGTGTTGTTGTAAAGCATGGGTAAAACCCTGCAAATTCAAACCCCTGAATGGGCTTTGCCTTTACTTGAATCCAGTCGCTACAAAGGTGCATGGGGTGGTCGCGGGTCAGGCAAGTCGCATCTCTTTGCTGAGATGATGATTGAGGCTCACATCATGGACCAGAAGCATCGTAGTGTTTGTGTCCGTGAGATACAAAAGTCTTTGAATCAATCCGTCAAGCGTCTGTTGGAGACTAAGATTGAGGGCATGAATGCGGGGGCGTACTTTGAAGTACAGGATTCAGTTATCAAGTCCAAAAAGGGCGATGGGGCGATTATTTTTCAAGGTATGCAGAACCATACCGCCGACTCCATAAAGTCGCTGGAAGGATACGACTGCGCCTGGGTTGAGGAAGCCCAAAGTCTGAGCCAAACCAGCCTTGACCTATTAAGGCCAACAATCCGCAAACCCAACAGCGAATTGTGGTTCACGTGGAACCCTCGTCATCAATCAGACCCAGTTGATTTTTTATTGCGTGGGCCAGAACCGCCAGACAGTGCTACCGTCATCAAAGTCAACTTTGGGGAAAACCCTTGGTTTCCTGATGTCCTGCGGGACGAAATGGAGTACGACAAACGGCGTGACCCTGACAAATATCAGCACGTTTGGATGGGTCAGTACTTGCGAAACAGCAACAGCAGAGTATTCCGCAACTGGAAAATTGACGAATTCTATGCGCCATCAGATGCCATTCACCGCCTGGGTGCAGACTGGGGGTTCTCAGTAGACCCGACTGTGTTGGTGAGATGCCACATTATTGGGCGCACTCTTTACATCGACCATGAGGCATACATGGTGGGTTGCGAGATTGTCAATACGCCTGAACTATTTATGCAAGTGCCAGAGGCAGAAAAATGGCCAATCGTTGCCGATTCAGCCAGACCAGAGACCATCAGTCACATGAAGCGCAATGGCTTTCCAAAGATCATGACAGCGGTCAAAGGCCCGAGGTCTGTCGAGGAAGGCATTGAGTTTTTGAAGAATTACGACATCGTTGTTCACCCAAGATGCATTCACACCATTGACGAACTTAGCCTGTATAGTTACAAATCTGACCCATTGACGGGTCGAATCCTGCCCCAGTTGGAAGACAAAAAGAACCATGTGATTGATGCCTTGCGGTATGCCTGTGAAGGTATCAGGCGTTCAGCGGTCACAAAATCAGCTATATTCACGCCATTGCCCAATGTCAAACGCTGGTAGATAATCGCCCAAAAGGACACAAATGGCACGCATACCCAATGACCAACGCCTAGCGAATCTGCACTCTGAAGCACTGCGGCAGTTCAACGATATACAAACTGCACTCAGGGATGAGCGTCTGCAATGCTTGCAAGATCGGCGCTTTTACTCGCTGGCTGGCAGTCAATGGGAAGGCCCACTCTGGGACCAATACGAAAACAAACCCAAGTTTGAAGTCAACAAAATCATGTTGGCGGTGATTCGCATCGTCAACGAATACCGCAATAACCGCATCACAGTCGATTATGTGAGCAAAGATGGGACTGAAAACGACAGGCTGGCGGAAGTCTGTGATGGCCTATATCGTGCTGACGAACAAGCATCTGTGGCTGATGAGGCATACGATAACGCTTTTGAGGAAGCTGTGGGTGGTGGCATTGGCGCATGGCGGTTGCGGACTGTCTACGAAGATGAGGAAGACCCAGAGAACGAACGCCAGCGCATCAGGTTCGAGCCAATCTTTGATGCTGACAGTTCAGTTTTCTTTGACCTGAACGCCAAACGCCAGGACAAGTCAGACGCTAAGTTTTGCTTTGTGGTCACCAGCATGACCCGTGAAAGCTACAAAGAAATCTACAACGATGACCCGACTGATTGGCCTAAGATCATCCACCAGTACGAGTTTGACTGGTCAACTCCTGATGTGGTATTCGTTGCTGAATACTACAAAGTTGAAGAAAAGTCTGAGTTAATCCGCATATTCCAAGCGATTGATGGCACTGAGGAACGCTACACACAAACAGATTTTGCGAACGATGAGACGCTAGAAGAAACCCTTTTGGCTGTCGGCACTCGTGAGGTGCGCCAAAAGCGTGTTAAGCGAATGCGTGTTCGCAAATACATCATGTCTGGCGGCAAGGTTTTGGAAGACGCTGGGTATATTGCTGGCAAGAACATCCCGATTGTGGTTGTCTACGGCAAACGCTGGTTTGTCGACAACATTGAGCGTTGCATGGGTGCGGTCAGGCTTGCCAAAGATGCCCAACGCCTGAAGAATATGCAACTGTCCAAACTGGGCGAGATAAGCGCACTGTCCAGCATTGAAAAGCCCATCATGACCCCTGAACAAGTGGCAGGGCATCAAGTCATGTGGGCAGAGGACAATCTGCGGGATTACCCTTATTTGCTCATTAACCCAATCACTGGACCTGATGGCAACACGCAAGCCGCTGGCCCTGTGGGTTATACAAAGTCGGCACAAATTCCACCAGCAATGGCGGCATTGTTGGCAATCACTGAACAGGATATGCAAGACATTTTGGGCAACCCGCAAGGTGCTGACAAGATGGTGTCAGGCGTATCTGGCAAAGCGGTGGAGATGATACAAACCCGTGTGGATATGCAGACGTTCATTTACATGAGCAACTTTGCCAAGGGAATGAAGCGATGCGGTGAGATTTGGCTGGGCATGGCAAAAGAAATCTACACCGAAGACAAGCGCAAGATGAAGACCATTTCGCCTGTTGGTGAAGCTGGCATGGTGGAGTTGATGCAACCCATGATTGATACTCAGTCAGGCGCAGTGGTGATGGCAAACGACTTGTCCAGTGCCACATTTGATGTGGTTGCCGAGGTTGGTCCATCGTCAAGCAGTAAACGTGCGGCAACGGTCAGGGCTTTGACAGGGATGCTCCAGATCACTAGCGACCCAGAGACCGCCCAAGTTCTGACCTCAATGGCAATGATGAACATGGAAGGCGAAGGCGTTGGAGACGCAAATGCCTACTTCCGCAAGAAGTTGTTGCGAATGGGCGTGGTCAAACCTACTGATGACGAAGCCCAGGAGTTGATGGCAGAAATGCAAGGTCAGCCGCAAGACCCGAACGCAATGTACTTGCAAGCCGCCGCTGAAGAAGCCACTGCCAAAGCCGCCAAAGCCAGGGCAGATACTGTGGAGACAGTGGCAAGCGCAGAACTGAAACGTGCCCAGACGCTGGAAACATTGGGTAAAGTTGACCAAACCGCACAGGACATGGCGATGACCAACGCCCAGGCGGTGCAAGAGATATTGCAGGGGCAGATAGTTCAGCCTGTTGCGAATCAGT